CTTCTGACACCTCCGCGGAGGCAGCCGATCTAATGGTGACTTATGCGAAAGGGTTTACACCCCTCTTAGGCGTGGCCAGAGAGCCACGCCAGAGCCTAGGGCTCCGCACCCATTGCCATTCACGACGATCTGTTGCCAGACCAGCGTGTGAGCCAGTGCACTCCACTTCCCGTGGAGCAACCTCCCCTTCTCCGTTTTGGGTCTTGCGACCCGCACGAATATGGGAATCCTCGGATGACTCTACCAATAAAGCCCGTAGATAAGACCAACCCTCAGAGGGCTGCTCCTTTATCTCCCGCTCAGCAAGAATAACCGTGGTAACCTTGAGATTGTATTCGCGTGCGACTCTGGAATCCAGATGTACGCATTCAAGTACTCACTTACCGGGCCATAGGTCATCAAGTGCGTAGGTATCAAACTCCTCAAGTAGCGATACAAGGGAGCCCAAACTTCCGCACGCAACGGGCATAGCTGATTTTGAACCTGGATCAGGTTCAGGTACTTATATACATCAGCTACATTTAAGATAGGCTTCTTGATAAATAGAGGCCTGACGTAAGACCCAAGGAGGTAATCGACACCACAACTTTCGCGAAAATAACCCTCGCGGAAGCTTTTCGCTGTGTTCGGCTCAGAGCCAATCAGCCTGAGTGCATGCACGACTTCTTCGTACACACACGATGGTACTATGATGTCGTCACCGTACACCCTCCACTCACCTTTGGGCATCTCCCGCTCCTGTAAAATCGAGCGGACCAGACACCCGTAAAGCGCGGTCATGAGTGAAAAGGTAATGGAGTTGCCCATCGCGCTGAATTTCTCCAGCTTAATCGTCTTCTTTCCCTTGAGGTTAATTTCCACCTCTCGGTTTGTAAGACTCGATAAGCGCCTCATCCACAAACGGGGTAACGTCCATGCAAACAACCCATAGCTGTTGCGATTACTCGCATCAGTTAGATCAATAGTGCATGGGCGCCTTGCCTGTTTCTCCTCAACAGTCTTTCCAAAACCGCGGAGGTTACTTAAAGCAAGAGAGCCATGGTAAGCTAAGGCCTGATTCGGCCTTTGATCTTGTAGATCAAGCTCCCATTTCTCGCGCAAGCGTTGACGAATAAATCCATCGTAGCATTGCTGCAACCACGTCGTGAGGCTCCCTCCGACTTCAACAGTGCGTCCTGTGAAGCAATTCTTGGGAACAATGGCAAGTTTTGCATGGCTGAAGAAGTCGGTGCGGTCGAGTAATACACCAGCATCGTACCGGTGTTGAATTTGACCGTAGGGTGAATCCGGAATCCCTGAACTGATGCTTACGCACTTTCCAAGCTTTGTCTGCTGGAAAAGCGCCACAACATCTGACTCTAAACCCCGTAGGGCAGTCGGGTCAATCGTCTTTAGGATCGGATCCAAGCCGTGCTGAACCTTGCGGTTAAGCGTAGCCCCTGGACCGAACTTTCCGAAGTGCAGTACATCCTCCAAACTAGGAGGCTCCGGGCCGAGAAGATCCTTCATTTCTCGGCGGATTCCGAATAAGTACTGCTTGAGCTCGTCGTCATCGCTTTGAGTTATGGGATGATTTGCAAGATCCCATAATTTAGCATTTGTTTGGCGACAAATCTCTTCTGACTGCAGCCACCCTTTCAGAGCGACCTCGTCGGTATCTATCCCCATCGGGACCTGTTCAAGCTTCTTGAGCAGGCCGGCAGCTTGCGCGAACCGGTAATAGCCGTCGACATCAGTACTCTTTCTCAGGATGGCTGCAACAGCCTCGTAGTCTTTTATACACTTCGGAATATCATTAAGTTCCGAAGCATACCGCACGGACTCTTTCGGGAGCCCGAGGAATAGACCTTCTACCATAGCGTTGAAAACTTTGACATAATCAACGCTGGCAGTGAGACGTACATCAGCCTCACCGGGATTTCCCTGGGCCCTTGTCTTTAGGGCACAAGTCGTAGTCCCAAGTGCAGACCCCGATTTCATCGGGGACAGGCTTTGACAAAGCAAGTTCGAAACGCTCATGGATTGACTCCAGTAGGTAAGGAACGCCGATGCTTGCCATAAGCAGCACCGCACTAAGGTAAAGAGCGTACAAACCAAAGCGCTGCCACAGGGGTGACCCCTTGCTGGCAGGTCTCTCGTTAAAGAGAGGGCCCATAGGTCACCTCAAGACGGGAGAGCTAAGGAATTGTAGAAGCTGTCAACCTCGGAGTCTAACAACAAACCCGAGAGGATGCCGCGGGTAATTAACACATCCGCGGACGCAACATCAGCTCGACGCGAACACGAGATCTCCCAGATAATGGGACAAGACTCGCCGCCCACATCAACAGCCCAGGACAATTTGGTATAGTTCCGGGCATTGCCAATGTACGTACCAGACTTTTTCGGGTAAACCCGACGAAGGGCAAGTGTTTTCGGCAGTACAAGTGTAGTACCGCTGTAAGTGAAGTCGCTGGCGTTTGGCCGGTTCGCTCCATTTCCAGAAAACACGTAGTTTGTTGAGTCATAACTGACAGTGATCGACATTTGTCGTCCTAGTCCCTGTAGGTGTTAGCGGCGTGTTGCCGCGAGGCGGCTCCATGAAGTAACACACGAAGCAGCGCGAGCAAGTCAACGATCTCGGAAAGCTTGAGATCATCGCTCTGTCCGATCATTGGTACGAAGTCTGTTATGGGAGTACGTTCGTAATACACGACCGTTTCTTTCCCGAACTCCACACCGGGGGCAGGACTTGTTCCCGTTATTGTGTACTCAGAACCGGATATTACGACAGGTCCCGGAGAAGGAACCGTGACGTAGTAGTGGCATGTTGCCTCGTTTCTTAGAGTCAACCAGCCAATCCGCTCATCGCACAAGGCGTAAGCTTGAAGCGCTTGCGCGCAATCACCTAGGTTGAGAAACTTGTCTACAACCCAGCTGAATGGGATTAACTCCCAAGCAGTAGTAACCGGACTGACGAGACCAAACACTCTTGCAGTGCTATTGATCCCGGCCCGGAAGTCAGCATTCTGACCTACCCGAGCAGAGGCTACGCCCCTGATCTTGGCATACCAATCAACGGTAAGCCCGGTTGTATAGGTAGAACACCCCGTCACGCGAACATCTCGTGACGCGCTCCAAGGATATCCCTCGACATCTCCGGTTTCTTTACGTCTATTAGAAGCCTTGGATACCACAGCGGCATCCCAGATATTCATGACGTCGAAGATGAAGGGGCGCCATCCGTAACGCGCTTCCATCCATAAGCGAGAGGCTTCCAGCCAAACTTGCTTACGTTTTCGGTCCACTCTCCATATATCTTGGATTGTGTAACCGAGATTGCGCATCGCATCCTTTACTGGCATGCGAAGGAAGCGTATTGCTTTCGCAATCATTTGCCAAGTTTTCCCTGCTTCGGCAAGTGTCGTGATCACGTCCGCAATTCCGGATGCGAGTTCAGCAGAAACAGCAGTCATGGCTTGCCTGACCGCGTCCCCGTCCGGTGCCCCTGGGGCACCTTCCCATACTACATCATTCCATGCCCTAGAGACCTGGGTATCGCACCAGTACGGTGCAGGTTGGCCTAAAGTACCGCCGGTAGGCGCCCACCAATGCTTCGCATAAGTGGTGACATGGGTATAATTAGTGATGCGTCCATCAGACAAGCGCTTAGCTTGCTTATACACGCGCACTTTACCATCAAAACCTGCAAAGGTGCCCTTTGATTGGGACATATAGTTGCAGATCAGCTCACCTTCGTCCCGCCTCTTTTCGAAGTGCGGAGTAACTTCATCAGTCATCTGCCGATGAAATCCGTCGGTCGTGTAGTATGCCTGTCCACTGTTAGTGGATCTGGTACGTGTTGAACACATAAGTCATCCTGGCTTAGTGTGGTCCAACACGGGAGGCTCGCATTAGACTCACGTCTATTAGTGTTGCCTCCTGGACAGCCCTCGGGGC